GGCTGTGCGAAATAGAACCTGCCCATTTCCCATGCTGAGTTATCATAGGCTTCTTGGATATTATCCATATTTCTTTTGGCTGTTTCTACTTCGTCCATTAGTTGTCTCCGTTGATTATATCATCTTCCATCATAACTAACATTTCGTCTAGGTTATCTTTATGTGCGTGCCACCATACGGTACTGCCTCGTCTCAGATAACAACTATCGAATAGTCTTTCGCTGAGTGCCCTCCTGACTTCATTTTCAGACCATGCTACTATATCTCCACCTATGGTGGTACGAACGAAGTATTCTTTTTTCATTAGTAATTGCCCTCAGTGTTATTGCTATAGTATTTTTCATTTTGGTATACAGTACCATGTTGATTTCTTTTGCGGTCTTTGTATGGCGCTACTACTTCACGATAGAATTCTTGTTGCGCCCCTGATAGGGCCCCCATAATAGATTCTAGTGTTTTATATCTTACTGTGTTATTTCTTAGATACCAGTCAATCATAGAAGCAATTATATATTGCATTTCACCACAGTTTACTATTCCACAGCTTTCGATTTGGCCAACGATAGGCGCTAGGTAGTCACGATCATCTTCTGGTAAGTATGGCATTATTTATTTTTCTCCTGTTTTAATTTTTCTCTGGCTTTAGTTATACGTTCAGCTTCTTGAGGTGCATATAACGCGTGTATTATTAAGCCGACACAAGCTATTATTGCTATTAGGAACATTAGAACCCCTCCGTGGGTTTTAATCTGCCTGTCATTTGATTGTATGAACAAGATCCTGCAGGGCCTGTATTTCCTGTGAACCTTGATTTTAATACTTTCATAGTTATTGTATTACGCTCTGCTTCTGATTCGGAAGCTATATTACGTGCGAATGCAATGATATCGTGAGATATTTGTTTGATAGAGCCAGAGCCTCGGATATCATCTAATGATGGTAGAATTCCATCTTCGAATGATTTGCCTGCTTTATCCATTTTGCGTAGGTGTGAGATTAATCCGATCCATACATCATGTTGTTTAGAGATACGTAATAGATCATTCATAATTTTATCGATAGCTTCATTACCTGTTAGACCTTCAGCGCCTTCAGACACTAGTATAGTGATGTGATCGATGAACAGATACTTACAACCGCTAAGAGCCATAAACTCAAGTTGGTCTACAATACCATTGTTCATTGAACCTGCATGGTCAAGAACCATAACACGGTCATCACCGAATACCTTATCGAAGCCTTCTTTTAGCTGCTCTTCACTCATAGATACTTCGGAAGGGTTACAATTGATAGCGATACCTGACATTTTACGTGCTGTTTCAGCTGGTGATTCTTCCAGAGCAATAACACCGATTTTATCAGTTGTATTCTGGACTAAACCCCATATGATTTCACGCATGATGGTTGATTTACCAGCACCAGTACCAGAGGTCCATAGGGTGATTTCACCTGTTCTCATACCTTTAAGTTTCTCATTTAATCCTGGGAAACAGTTTGGGTAAGGTGTTGATTCTTTTAAGTTATAAGCTACCATAGCTGTCCACAGGTCTGCCCCTGAGAGGATACCTGATGGTTTGTATGATTGAGCGTTCCAGATAGCTTGCATTACGCTGTAAGTGCCATGCTTTATATATTCTTCAGAGGCATCTTTTTC